GCGGCAACGAGGGGCCCGGCGAAGGCGGCGCTCGGTGGCGACAAGCTACGGGCTGCAGCCGAGGCGGCCGGTCAGGATCACGTTCAGGAGATCTTCGATCTCCTCGCCCCAAAGGAGCGCGCGGAGATCAGGAGGATCAACGCGCAGGCCCGGGCCGCCGAGGCGAAGCTGGCCCGCGAGGTCGGGCGCGTGGTGGAACGCGAACGGGTACAGGCGGCTCTTGCCCGGTTCGGGGCCGAGATGGAAAATCGTCTACTGACGCTGGGGACGCGCCTCGGCCCGCAACTCGAGGCGCTGTTCGATACCGGCGGGCGGTCCGCCCAGGTCAAGGCGGTGATCGACGTGGAGATGGCGGACGCGATCCGGGCGATGAAGGCGGCGGCGAAACGTGACGGCCTCGCAGGCTAAGGCGGCCGACCGAGCCGAGCAAGAGGCGGTGTGGGAGGATATCTTCGGCCCGGAGCGGGCACGGATGGACCGCGAGCTCGCCGAGGACATCGACGCGCTGATCCCTGAGTGCATCCCGGTCATGTCCGTGTCCGAGTGGGCGGCAGCGCGCCGGATCCTGCGCACCGGCGTGACGCCGCTCCCCGGCCCTTATCGCTGGGAAGTGACGCCGTATCTGCGCGAGATCGCCGATTGCCTGAGTGCCCTGTCGCCCGTGCAGACCGTCGTTGTGATGAAGGGCAGCCGGATCGGGGCGACGGTCGGGATCGCTGAAAACTGGTTCGGATACATAATCGACCAGGCCCCGGGCCCGACCCTGTTCATGTCGGGCGACAAGGAAACGGCGCAATCGGTCGTCGAGACCCGGGTCGATGCCATGATCGAGAGCGCGGGGCTCGCGCACAAGATCGCCCCGCAGTCCGCGAAGGTCCACGGCAAGAAAACCGGCGACACGAAGGCGCGCAAGGATTTTGCCGGCGGCTTCCTGATGGCGGTCGGCCCACGCGTGAGCGCGAAGCTGCGCACCCACGGAATCCGGTATTTCTACGGCGATGAGATCGACGACATGCCCGCCGAAGTCGGCCGGCAAGGCGACCCGCTGGCGCTCGGTATCCGGCGCACATCCGATTACGAGCTGACGCGCAAGATCCTGCTCACCTCCTCGCCCACGCTCAAGGAAACCAGCCGGATCGAGCCTGCGTTCGTGCGCGGGGACCGCCGATACTACTACGTGCCATGCAAGCACTGCGGGCACATGCAGCCGCTCCGCTGGCGGCACGAGCGGGACGGCGAGACCGTCTACCGGCTCAAGTTCGAGCGCGACGAGATGGGGCGCCTGATCCGGAGCAGCGTTCACTACGAATGCGAGAAATGCGGCGGGCACTGGAAAAACGCGGACAAGGGATGGTTCCTTCCCCGTGGCGAATGGCGGGCGACGGCCGAAGCCGAGCAGGCGAATTACCAGTCCTATCACGTCTCGGCGCTGTACTCGCCGATCGGCATGCAGTCGTGGGAGGCAATCTGCCAGGAGTGGATCGGCGTCGGCCATGAGCCGCTCAAGGAAAAAGGCTTCATCAACACGGTGCTCGGGGAGACCTGGGAACAGCGCGGCCACGCGCCGCGGCCCGAGATCGTGGAGGCCCGGAAGGAAGGCTATCATCTCGGCACACTGCCCGAGGGCGCGCGTCCGCTGGTCGTGACGATCGGTGCGGATGTCCAGGACGACCGGATCGAGGCGGAGGTTGTGGCCTGGGGCGTAGAGTGGGAATCCTGGAGCATCGACTATCGCGTGTTCCCGGGCCTCACGGTAGACGGCGACTCGCCGGCCTGGCGCGGTCTGGCCGAAATGCTACAGGAGCGCCACGCCGGGTTTACGCCGATCATGACGATGGTCGATTCGGGCCACAACACGCCGACGGTCTACGCGTTCTGCGATCGCTACACCTCAGGGGTGATGCCGATCAAGGGCAACATCCGCTTCCAGGATGCGCCGAGGCTGTACTACAAAACCGCGAAGCTCCCGGGCTATCGGGCATCCCGCGTCGACGTGAACACGGACCATTTCAAGGAGTTGTTCTACGGCCAGGTCACGCGGGGTACCGCGGACGGTCGGCCGCCGACGAAGCCCTTCCCGGGATTCTGCCACTTCCCGCTTGACTATGACTCGGCGCACTATCGGCAGCTCATGGCCGAGGAGGTGGTCGACGAGGTTCTGAAAACGGGCGTGCGCCGGCGGATCTGGAAGCAGATCCACGGCCGCCGCAATGAGGCACTCGACTGTCGCGTGTACGCGCTCGCCGCCCTGTTCGTGGTCCAGGGGATCCGCAAGGAAGGGATCGAGAAGGCGACCGAACGGAAGTACGGCTGGAAGGACTTCTGGGCGGAGCTGTTGACGTCCCGGGGACTATGATCCGGGATAGCGAGTTACCTGAATTAACGCCCTTGATGATGTAACGCAACCATGATATCTTAATTGCAGATGGCGAGCGCACGCTGCCCCTACAGGCAGATGCGACTCACCCCCGCGCGCGACGAGCGAAGCAAAGCCGGCTGGGAGCTGGTCGCCCGTGGTATCTTCCCCCTCCCTCGATACACCAGTTTTTGTAAAAGCGGAGGCCGCCCGTGAGCCTCCGCACTGTTTCCGCAATCCAAAGCGATCTCACGAACGCCCGGGCACATAGGACCGCGATCCTCACCGGGGCCGCCAGCTATTCGCTTGACACGGGCCAGACCCGACAGACCGTAGCCCGCGCGAATCTCACCGAACTAAACCGCACGATCCGCGAACTCGAGGCCGAGCTTGGGGCCGCTGAGGCTGCAGCCCGGGGCGATTCCGGCATCGTGTCGATGCGTTTCCGGAGGCACGGCTGATGCGCATACTCGGCGCGTCGATGGATGACTGGGGAGCGTGGGGCCGCCGCGTGATCAGGCGCATAACCGCCCCGGCAACGCGGCGCCGCGAAGCGCTCGCAGTGATCCAGCGCGAGGACCTGCACCGGCTTGAGCTCCGCTCCCGTCTACGCGAGTCGGCCGTCGCGATGGCCGGCTGGTCCTGGATGGGCGGCGTATCCTCCGGCTGGACCGGGGACAAGTTCTCGGGCGGACTCTCCTACCCCTCCGCCTGGTCGCTGAATCATTACGAGCTGCGCCGCCGGGCGCGGATCGCGTACTGGGAATCCGTCCAGGCCCGCGCACTTATCGGCCGGCTGACCGACAACGCGGTCAACGCGGGGCTCGTGCTCGACTCGACGCCCTCATGGGTCGTGATCGACGAGCCCGGGAGCATGAGCGAAGCCGAGCGCCAGGCGTGGACGCGAAGCATCGAGACGCGGTTCCATCTGTGGGCCAGGTCGAAAGAGGCCGACGCGACCGGCCGGCTGACACTTTACCAGCTCATGGGGCTCGTGTTCCACACGCGCCTCAAGGACGGCGAGGCGCTCGTGATCTTCCGCTACTCGCCCAGCCCGGGGCGGATGAATCCGCTGTCGCTCCAGCTCGTCAACGTCGATCAGATCCAGACGCCCTCCGAGACCGCGCTGCTGGAGGCGGTCAAGAACCGTGGGAATAGGGTCGAGGAAGGAATCGAACTCGATTCGATCGGTGCCGAGGTCGCGTATTTCGTGGCCGATGCGCAGACCGGCAAGAGCGTGCGGATCCCGAAATACGGCCCGAAGTCCGGGCGGCTGTTCGGTCTGCACGTCGGCGCTCCCGGGACACCCGGCGAAGTCCGGGCGATCTCCATGCTGGCGCCGATCCTGCACGAGCTGCAGAAGATCACCGACTACACCGTGGCCGAGATCGAGGCCGCGATTATCAACGCGACGATTGCCGCATGGGTCGAGCCGGCGGCCGAGGTCCAGTCCTCGCAGCCGTTCGCCGGTCCTGTGTTCGCCGGTTCGTCCGAGGAGGCGGTGGCCGCGGGCGACGACCGCGTAGAGCCGCCGAGCCGCGGCTACATCCGCGAGCCGGGCCTGATGGTACAGAACCTCAAGGCCGGCGAGAAGCTGCAGAGCTACGACACGAAACGGCCCAATGTCAATTTCGATCTATTCGTAAAGTCGTGGAAAAGCGCGTTGTCCGCGAGCACGGGGATTCCGGTCGAAGTGCTCGACATGAGTTTCAACGCCAACTACAGCGCGTCGCGCGCGAGCCTGATCCTGTTCTGGAATGTGGTC